CACTGTGCAAAAAATCAAGTGCCAATCTTTTGGTTGCGGTTGTTCATGAATTTACCAATGCTTATGGCACTTTTGCAAATGGTGAAGCTAATTATAGAATGATTGATGCTGAAAATGTATCTATGGATGTTAATGGAAATTCTGTTCCTTATGTCCATTCTGCTATGCATTGGTTAAAAACTGGTTCTTTGCCTATTTATGAAGATTTGCCATTTCCAAATTTCGTATCTGTTGAGTCGTTGCTCACTAATCCATTCACAAAAAAACAAATTGGTACTTTATGTTGGACAAAAATTGCAAGTACTACCGACCATTCTATTTATGCATTTCGTGTTACAGATATGGTTTTTTCTTTACCTTCAACCACTCCTTCACCATTTATTCCAGCATTGCAAAGTGAAACGTATTATGGGGCTGTTGTTGCAGGACCATTATCTGAAGCTCCAAAAATAAATGTCCCTGGTGAATTGTTTTCTATTCCTGATGTAAAATTGTATTCAGTGGGTCCGTGGATGGTTGTTTATCAAAAACAGAACAATATTACCATGCATGCTCCAAAATCATTGATTGCTGATGCCGCATTTTATATGATGGGAAGACCACGTAATGCTGACACTTTTGGAACGTTGTTGGCTTCGCTTAGATACAGGGTGTCAAAATTGAATCTTCCGCCCGAGTTATTGGCTACTAGTACTTTTGCAGCTGCCTGTCTTGGTTTTGTACAACATTTGGCATTTGAAACTGCTGCGATGCATGGAATTGTAAAACCATTGACAAAAGTTGCTAAAATCCATCAGTGTGCATTGAAAATGGAGTTCCAACATGTATGGTCCGCTTGGTCTATTGCAGCCACGGTGGTTTCTGCTGGGATCTTGTCTGCCGCAACAATAACTGCTGCTTCTTTTTTTGTCCCTGTTACAGCTCCCATTTGTGCTGTTGCCACTGCTGTATCCGCTTTGTCATCTGTTGCTGCTGTGTCGTTGAAAGAGCAGCAATCAGCAGGTGATCCATTTGATAATTACCGGGTTGACCGTTCAAGCACCGTTGTAATGGATGGTGTGCGGAGTTTGGCTCCTATTACCAATTTGCCTAGCACAAAGCCGCCGCGTACAATTGAGGAGTTGCATGCAATGCCTTCAGATCCAACTAGTACTATAAGGACAACTGATGATACCTTAGAGCGACCAGATTGTGGCATTGCTGTTGTTGGTATTGTTTCAACACAATGCATTCCAGTAAAACCTGCTGTTGCTGCTGTCACTGATTTGAGTATGGTCAAAGATAGGTTGACCAAACCACAACCATTTCATACTGATGATTTTGACGAAAGATTGTATAATAAATTTGATTCTTGGGTCGACAAAAATTTTGATTTTTTGTTTCCTGGTATAAGAGAAAAACCTGTTGAAGCAACTCCTTTTAATGAATGGAATCGTCCTCCTAGATTTCCTGATTCACAGTGTAAATTACAGGAATATGCAAGACAACAAGCATCTAATGGACTTGGTAGACAATGGAAAGTAGCTACCCGTAATGCCTTTCCCAAGAATGAGTTGTTGTCAAAGTCCACTAAGGATGGGGTTCCTAAATTGGCTGCTCGTGGCATTCAAGGCGGCTCTGCCATGCACAATGTAAAAACAGGACCTTTCTGCCATGCTTTTGCGAATCGATTGAAAGAAATCTGGTCAATAAAATCTTCGTGTGGTCCAATGTATACTAGTGGTGGGACGGGCACTTCAATTGGAGCCTCCTTTACTGGTGCATTGAAGAATATTCCTAATCCAGCTATTTTAGAAGGTGATTTTGCACGTTGGGATGCCACTTTTCATCGTCGTGCTGTTTTAACTGCTATTAGAATTTTTAAACGTGCTGGTGCTTCTAAAGAATGTGTTGGGGAAATGATGGATAGTATCACAACTTCTGGCGTTACCAAGTTTGGAATATTTTACACGGTTGATGGAACTAGACATAGTGGTGATCAGGATACATCATGTGGAAATACAATGATACAAGGTCTCATCAGAATGTTTATAATGTGTTTGCGATTGAATATTGACATCCAAGTTTTGCTTTCAAAGTATGCTGATTATATTTTAGGGGATGATAGTTTTACAATGGTTCCTCGTCCTTGGGCGGATATTTTGATAAAAACATGGCGAGCCGATTTTTTAAAATTGGGGTTTGTAATTGAACCAAAACTGCATGTGGGTGAATTGGCTGCGTACCATGGGACATTTTGTTCCGCTCGATTTTATCCAGCTGATGTAAATGGTGAACCAAGTCACATTTTAGCTCCAAAGGCAGGCCGTGCTCTTTCAAAAATAGGATATTATGCCGATATTCCGAAGGAGTTTACTCATGACCAACGCTGTGGATTAATGCGTGGCGATATGATCGGTCGTTCTTTTGATTGTTCGATTGTTCCATTTTTGCGATGTGTCATTTCTCGTAACTTGGCATTAGTTTCCAACCACAAAATCGTGCACACGTCTAGAACAAAACGTGAAATGCGTGCTCGCCTTGTACAAAGTTCCTGTGCTGATGTAATTACCATCACAGATGCCACATATGCCATGTTTTATTCTATTTATGGGGTTACGAAGGATGATGAAGATAAATATATTGCCATGCTTTCAACCATTTCCAAATGTCCTACAGTGTGTAATTTTCCTGCTATTCGCCGAATGATGGTTATTGATGGAGAATTAGTTGATGATGACGTGGTTAATACAAGTTGTGGCACCACTGTTGAACTTTGTTCCAATTGCTGGGCATTGCCATGCTCATGTCGTCCGGCTGACCATAATCACTTTGCATGTGAAGAAGGCAATGACCATGAAGAACGTAAATATGGACCTGAACCATGTGAACATTGTAACACGATACCATGTACGTGTTCAATTGTGTTGACAACAGCTGATAATCGATACAATGCGTTGGTTGCTTGCGGTAGATGTGAAGAATCTCCTTGTATATGTGTTGATGATTATCCGCGTGCCCCACCCAAACCACGTTCCAAATTTTTCAAGGTAACAACATTGTAAGGTTGTTGCATGTTTCAAAACTTGACTTTGTCATAAAGAAATCTTTTCTTAGTGCTATGCATGTTCTTAGTTACCGCTTTGCGGTTTGTATATTAATATATTTATTTATCTTTTTCGTTATATTGCTGTGTTACGTGAATCGGCCAGCTTTTCAATGTTGAGAGTTCGGAGATGGTTGCGCGCGACCTATGTTCCAATACGAAACCTACTCTCAGTTCGTATTTGATCTCTCCCCTTTCTATTCGATTGTATACAATCTCTTTTCTTTATTTTGCCTTTAACCATGTCTTCTCGACCCGTTAAACGCCAGCCTGTGTTGAAAACACAAGTTGTGATGGTTCCTCGTCCACGTAAACGCGTGGCTAGAATTACTGAAACCATTGCAATTCGTGAAAAACCTAGAACATTGGCATCTACCAAGATGACCATTGCGAAAGCCCAACACCGTACAAAACGCCAGCGCAATACATCAACTAAGTCTTCTGACTTATACATTCCCTATTTTGAGGAAGATGTTGCCGCTATAACTACTCCTGGTGCTGCGTACACTACTGTAAATTACATTTTGAATCCTGCTAACACGAAAACTGCTCCTTGGTTCTCGGGCATTGCTGCTAAATTTGAGCAGTATAAATCCCAAACTTGGGAATTTCACGATATTTCGTCCTCTGCTGATGCTGTTTCGAGTACTAATACTGCATTGGGTACAGTTTTGATGAATGCGTGTTATGATGTTAGTGATTCAACCGCTTTTGCTACTGTACAATCCATGCGTGATTATGGAATGGATGGTCGCAAACGTGTTTGTGTTGAAAAGAAACCTGATGCATCACCACGATTTATTGTCCGTGAATTGGGCAAGAAGGGTGGTGATAAAGATGGTTTCCGTTATTGCAATTATGCTACTACTTCAACACCTTCTTATCCTTCCAACACATCTTCACATGATTATGATGTTGGTTATTTTACCTTAGCCACCCAAGGCCAACAAGCTGCAAGCACTATTGGTGCCTTGCGAATGGGTTGGTCTGGATGGCTAAGAACCCGTCTTGTTAACAATGTTGGTGTTGGCTCCGTTGCTGCTCATTTTGCTGGTGCCACTCCAACCACTGCTAACAATTTTGCTACTGCCACTTTGAAAAGTGGCAGTACTTTTACTCCTGTTTTGGGTACTAATACCATCACGTTGCCTTCAAATGCCATTGGTGAATTCATGGTCACCATTGGCTTGATCGCTGGTTCTATTACTGGTGGACAAGCTGTGTCTTTGTCTGCTGGTGGCACCACTGTTAGTATTTTTAATAGTGATGGAACTTATCAGTTGTTGTCGGGTAATACTACTACTGCAACCACGTCAACTTTTGTCGTTAATTTTCCCACTGGATCTGGTGTGATTACCGTTTCTGCTGCTACAATTGCAGCAGGTACCAGTGTTGACATTGTTGTCGTGCAATTACCTTCTTCAGTGCTTACCATGGCTCGTACGTTGTACGAAAAGCAATCTGATGAACG